TTCTTGCCATTGGATCGTCTAGGTTCGACTCCATTCTGACTGAGGACACGACTAGCCTCTTTAAAGTCAGGCATCCTAGGGTTAGCTATGCCCATGTCTCTAAGTAACTCAGTCATCTGTACAGGCTGTGGGTTAGTGGTACCAAACTTCACATACTGTAACAACAAGTCTTCGACTGATGATTGGGTTCTGTAACCTTCGTTGCTTTCTTGGAGCAATTCTCTTTCATCAGGCGATAGAAACCAGTTCTTTTGTCCTTGGACATACATCGTTTCTTTAATCTCAGCCCACACTTGTTGCATGTTGATACCATGGTTAAAGTTTATACCTGTCACTGCGATACACCAAAACCTCCTGTTGCCACTGGAATCTGTTAGGAACTCTCTTGCATTGACTGAAGCGTAAAACGCTGTACGCCTTTGATAGGTCGTAAACGCCCTGTCGTAGGGCAATCTAAGTTCATCTGTCTTGGAGGTAATGAAGGCTTTAAGCTGATCTATGTCACTCTTCTTAAAGGTAGACTCTATCTCACCTAGTTCTACTATCCAGTGGCTTACAGCCCTCTTTACTGAGTCCTTGTCACTTGGATTGAGGGTAGCACCCTCTAGTAACCATCCATTGTTGTAGTCACACAGTCTCTTGAACCACATGGTCTTACCTAATCCCTGTGCTCCTTGGAACACTAGGATACCTTCTAACTCGACACCATTGGGCTCATAACAAGCTGCTACACAACTAATTAACCATTTCTTGAGCAACATGTCTTTCAGAGCTTCAGGTGTACTCGAAGTAATCGTCTTCAGGAATTCTCCAATCCTAGATGTTCCATCCCAAGGCTTGCTTTCCATCCATTCAATCACAGGGTTGTATTCATTGGCGATCACCTTGAGATAATCTCGCACCCTAGTGTGGGGTACTCCCATCTTGATACAACGATCTTCGATCTCTACCAAACTCGCTTCTTCCTTCATGTCAGCGATAAAGTTCATGTGAGGTATCTCTATCTCCATTCTTTTCTTGATGACATTGTAATTAACTTGGATGTTGTGGGTCTTCATGACACCTAGCACATTCTCTTTTAGGTTCAACATTCGACCTTTGTCTGAGGTGACAAAATCGACATCTGTGGGTACATCGACAAACTTAAGAGCAGGGATGACTTCACCACTGACAGATTTGTGATCGTTGTAATCACCTTTAGTCTCAGGCATATGTACTTCAGCCATGCCACCTTGTTTGATGATCCATTGACACGCTTTAATAGCCTCTTTCTCACCAGTCTTAGAGTCATCGTTGTCTGCAACAAAGATATGCCTTCTGTCTTTAAGTGTCTCAAAAACGCTTTCAGCGACCTTCGATAGGTTGTAAGCATCAAAGGATACAAACACAGGACATGACATGTCTCTGTAAATATCAGCACAAGTGGCGTAACCTTCACCATAGTAAATCGTGTCTGATGTTTTAAGTATTTCTTGTCCAAGAATAAAAAAGCTACCTGCTTTTTTAGAACCAGTAAGAAAACGCTTGGTGCCATCGTCAGAGATAAATTGCATCCCAACAACAGCCAAGTCATTGTTCAACATAGGTATCATTAAGAGTCCATTCTCGTCTACCTTTAAACCATAAGATAAAACTCCTTTGGTTTCTAGGTAGGGATGTTTCTCACAGATTTCGCCTTTCTCCCACATAGACTGTGAGCGTTTAGCAGACTTAGAATGTTTCTCAGCCTTCTTAACTTCGACTTCTTTCTTGAGTTGTTCTATCTCTTCTCTTTCAGTCTTAGTCACAGTCTGTCGTTTGCGATTCTCAGGTTTCCAAATCGCTGTCGGTTGATCTGTAGATATCCTATAGTCTCCCACCCTTCCAAATGGAATACTTTGATCCATCCACAGTTGATACCAACCTGACAGCTTCCTTTCACCACCTAGGTTAATGTAGGCACGACCAATGCTTCCATCAACCACCAAACCTTTGCGTGGATCAACTTCCATGCCTTGTTCAGATAAAAAACTTAAAAATTGTGACTCGATATCTCCTGATAAAGGTCGTTCAAAATTCTTGGAAGGTGGTCGTCTAATTTTCAATGTCTGTTTTCCCTATTGCTATCTATATTAAAGTGTGTACAATCCTAGTCTAATTTACAAATAATTACAACCATGGAGTAAAAAGATTATGGGATTAACAATTAAATCAGACAGCAAGGAGTTCGAAGCACTACCTGAAGGACAACACATAGGTGTTTGTTATAAGATTATAGACCAAGGTAGCAGAAATGAAACCTATCCTAGAGATGCAGAGCCAAATTCTGATAACACTAAGAAAAGAAAAACTCTTAATGTGACTTGGGAAATACCTGAGCAAAAAATGGCTGATGGTAGACCCATGAGTATTTCTAAAACTTACACAGCATCGTTAAACGAAAACGCTACCTTATATAAAGACTTAGTAACATGGCGTGGTAAATCTTTTACTAAAGAAGAACTTGATGGTTTTGATTTAGATAAAATGATAGGTGCACCTGCTAATTTAGAGATTGAGCACAATGCCAATGGTAACGCTAGAGTCAAAGCTATCTTTAAACCTGATGAGTTTAAGAAGACTGACACCATAAATGCAGGCATGATCTTTGACTTAGATGTTTACTGTGAAGAGTTTTCAGGTGATAGCACTGAGAAAACAAAAGCCATGTGTGATATTTTTGATAGCTTACCTGAGTGGCAACAAACTTTATTAGAAGAAAGTTTTGAGCTTAAAGGTGCAAAAGAGTCAGGCACAAGTTTTGAAACATCTGAACCTACTTCTAGTGGATTAGCTGATCTTGCTAAAGATGAGCCAGTCAAAGAAGTTACCGAGGATGACATACCATTTTAGTTTCTGTTGGGTGACTTAGCTTTTTTGTTAAACATGATGCTTTCCCTAGTTGCCCACAGAATTTGTTATGAGTGATACTGATTATGTAAACAAACCTCCACACTACAACAAAGGTGGGGTGGAGTGTATTGATTACATCAAACAACAATTGGGCGATAACTTTAAATATTATTTAGAGGGCTCTATGCTTAAGTACAATCATCGTTACAAATACAAAACCAATCCATTGGAAGATTTAAAGAAAAGCCAATGGTATTTAAATCGTTTAATAGAGGAATTATCCAATGAGTGAAGAAGGCATAAAGTTTACAGTCTATCCATTGCCATCAGCCATGATGTTGCAACATGACCTGTCACCTGAGATGGTAAATATATTAAACAAATACTTAAACAACCTTAGAATTGACGAAAACAAAACTTCTAGTGGTGATGTTTTAGTAGGTCAAATTTATTCAGGTGAACAATTAAACATGGATCATCACTGTGATGAATTAAAACCATTCATACATCTTATGGAGAACCTTGGAGTTCAATACATAGAGCAGTTTGTAAAAATGACTCGCTGTGGTCTTTATCCAAAAAGAGTAGAAATGGATCAACTGTGGTCAGTACATTCTTATGAAGGTGACTACAATCCTATTCACGATCATGGCACTCAGTCATTGATGGGTATTTCTTTTACTACTTGGACTATGGTTCCTGAACAAATCAAAGACAATCAAAACATGGATTTATACAATTCATCAGGTGCAGTGGATGGGTACCTTAACTTTGTGTATGGACTAAATCAAACCATTGATCCTGAAAGACTGCGACCTTCTCAGGCAAGAATTATTAAACCTGAAGTAGGGAAACTTTTAATGTTTCCATCGTGGTTACAACACTCAGTCTATCCTTTCAAAGGATCAGGTGAGCGTAGAACTGTTGCAGGCAATTTAAACTGTTGGGATGTAAAACCTGAAGAAATGGAGAAAACTAAAGATGGAATTTAAAGAAGGCGTATACGAGAACTTACCTTTTAGCGAGTACAACGAGATACCTGCATATAGAGCTTCCGATCTAAAAGAAGCTGACAAGTGCATGTACTCATGGAAATACAGATCAGGGTTTACTGAATCACCTGCGTTGTTAGAAGGTCGAGTACAACACACAGTGTTTTTAGAACACCATACTTTCGATGATGAATTTATTATCCAACCTGCGTTAGATCGTAGAACCAAAGTAGGCAAAGAAGCCTATGAGGATTTCTTGGCTACTGTTGGTGACAGAACACCTATCACTCAGGACATGTACGACATTTGTATGGAACGCAGAAGAGTAGCAAAGGATTACATTCCTAGTGGTGCAAACGATAAGACTGAGCTTACTGTGTGCTACATGTTGTATGGACATCCTTTTAAATCTAGGTTTGATTGGTACGATGGCAAACAGGTATGGGATTTAAAAACCTGTCGTGATGCTTCACCTAGAGGCTTCAAACAAGCTATTAATGGATATAGGTATCATATGCAGGCTTCTTTGTATGTAGATGCTTGCAAGAGCATAGGACTACCAGTAGAAGGTTTTTCTTTCTTGGCACAGGAAAAGGCTCATCCATATCCTTATGTGGTTTACACCATGTCTGACGAAGCCTTGGAGTATGGTAGAGCTAAGAACGAGCAGGCTTTACACAATCTATTACAGGCTGAGAAAAGTAATGTCTACAAGCCTTACAATGTTGATGGAGTTCAATTAGTCGAATTACACGACTTATGGTGAGCCATTCTCTAGCAACCATTCCATTCTCTTTCGATCATACAACCAAAAGACTAACAAGTATCTGTCACCCATATCCACAGGTAATCCTTTGTGCATGTGGGTAAAGCTAGGGAAAATCAGTGCATGACCTGTGGGTAAAGGTGCAACCTCACCATAGTTATGAAACTCAGTGCCACCTCCTTTGTACTTACCAGTGTTCAGTGGTATCACCACACTAATATCTGCTGATTCATCGTGGTGCCAAGCACCTTGTTGTTTGTCTTTTAAATTGTAATTGGCTATCTGTACTGAACCTATGTTGGAACAGTTGCGTTGCCAAATAGAATAGATGATTGGATTTAGAACTGTCTGAACCACAAACCACATGTTGCGATACAACTCAGGTATTTGTTCTCTTAATACTATCTCAGGTATTTGCCTAAGCTCATCCTCATCATCGTTGGTTTCGAATTTCATTGTTTCGATTTCATCGACTAACATCTTGCAATACTTTCTTCTAAACACTGGCACTTTGTAAATGTCAGGATGTATTTTGGTGATGTGTTTTTTCAGTGGTGTTTCTTGCATACGATCTACACCATCACTAGAAGAAAATTTAGACAAGATAGGCAGGGATTCTTCGACTGCTTGATGTGTGCTGTGCATGATTGACCAATGCGATTGCATTGATAACAGGTAGTTATTTAACTTATGAATTGTCACATAAGAAGTTTACACGCTTTATTCCTCAATAAAAACCATGTAATTGTCATCTTCTAATTTTAATATTGCCAGTATTTCTTGATCCTTAAATTTTTTAAGTGCACCTGCAAACGACCTAGCTTCTACAATAGGAGTAGAAACTTCCATGTCACCATCGTCAGTATTTAAAATAATTGATTTAAGTATGTTCATTTGCCAAATGCCAGTTTGTGTATGATCTCTTCAATCTTACGATATTTCATTTTGTCTTCTTGGGTTTTCTTTTCTTTGTGAAAGATAGGCAAACCTTCTTTAGACAAAGCCTCAATAATGATTTCTCTTTCTGTGTCAGTTAGTATCATGGGTGAGTTTATTATAAAGTTTTCTTGGGATCAGTGTTAGCCAATCGCTCTTGCACATGACTGGTAATGTTTCTGTTGTAATCTCTTTCTTTGCGATCCATGGCATCAGCTTTGTTGCGATAAGAAGCTACAAAAAGGTTTTCTCCATGTCT